TTCTGCAATGCAGACTTTTAAGGCAGTAAATACTTCCACTGGACAACTGGCAAAAACTTATATGCCAGTTCCATATAACATCAATATACAATTAAACATTTTAGCTCGACTGAATGAAGACGCTCTTCAATTAGTAGAACAAATTCTCCCATACTTCCAACCAAGTTTTACAGTAACCATTGACATGTTGGAAGTTTTGGGTGAAAAGAAAGATGTGCCGATTACTCTCGATAGTATTAGTTTCGAAGACAACTACACTGAGGATTATTTGACAAGAAGAGAGATTGTTTATACATTAAACTTCTCTGCAAAAACTTACATGTATGGACCTCTGCCTTCTACAAATGAGGGTCTCATCAAGAAGGTCCAAGTCGATTACATGACAGATACTTCGAATCTCAAGACAGGTTCAAGACAAGTTCGTTATACGGCAGAACCTCTTGCAATTCAAGATTATAACAACGATCAAACAACAACATTGGCAGAAGTTATTGATGGAAGAGTTGTTTCCTTCCAGGTATCTGATGCCGTAAGTCTTGTTAAGGACACTTTCATTGAAATTGATACTGAAGTGATGAAGATCAAATCTATTTCTCAGAATAGAATCACCGTTCTTCGTGGACAGTATAGCACATTAATTACTGCACATGATGTGGGTACACCAATCAACGTAATTACACCCGCCGACACAGAACTCATCGAACCTGCAGATGACTTTGGATTCAGTGAGTTTAAATATGATTATAATGATGGCAAAGTTTACAGTCCTTCTAAAGGGGAAGATGTATGAGTGGTTTTGATGAAATAGATCAGGCTTTAAATATTGAATCTACTCCTATAGAAAAGGAGATTGTCAAGAAGTCTCCTGTTCCAAAGGTAAGAGATTCAAAAGCTGAATCGGATAAAGATTATGAATATACAAGAGCGCAGTTATACTCTCTGATTGAGAAAGGACAAGAAGCCGTGAATGGCATTTTAGAATTATCTCAAGAGAGTGATTCTCCAAGGGCCTATGAAGTTGCAGGTCAACTTATCAAGAGTGTTGCGGACGCAACAGACAAGTTGATCGATCTTCAACAAAAAATGAAAAACTTAAATAAAGAAGAATCTAGAGGACCATCAAGCGTTACAAATAATGCTTTGTTCATCGGTTCAACTTCAGATCTTCAGAAGTTTTTGAAACAAGGAGGAACAGATAATGATAAGAAAAAGAAATAGAGCCCTAAAAGAATTGGAACAGTCTTTGGTAGATATGATTAAAAAAAATCTTATTAGTCAAAGGCAATCTATACTTGGACCAAAAGAAAAGATGACAGCAAAAGAACTCAGGAATAAATCTGAGGTGGAAATGATTATGCTTGCTAAATTAACCACAATTCCACACACTATTAAATTGAAGAAAAAACAGAAGTAATTATGCCTTCCAATACTGACGTATATCTTGGTAATCCTAATCTAAAAAGAACCAATGTCGCTGTAGAATGGACAGAGGAAACGATTAGAGAATATTTGAAATGTAAGGAAGATCCCGTCTACTTTACAGAGAATTATATCAAGATCATTAACTTGGATGAGGGTCTTGTTCCCTTTGAGATGTATCCTTTCCAAGAAAAGTTGGTAAAAAACTTCCATAATAATAGATTTAATATCTGCAAGATGCCTAGACAGTCGGGTAAGTCCACGACTGTTGTCTCGTATCTTCTGCATTATGCACTATTCAATGACAGTGTTAACATTGGTATTCTTGCAAACAAAGCTGCTACGGCAAGAGAACTCTTAGGTAGACTACAAACTGCATATGAGGCACTACCACACTGGATGCAACAGGGTGTAGCGGTTTGGAACAGAGGTTCCGTAGAACTAGAAAACAAATCGAAGATTATTGCTGCATCGACATCTGCATCTGCTGTTCGAGGCATGTCGTTCAACATCATCTTCTTGGACGAATTTGCGTTCATTCCAAACCACATTGCAGACGACTTCTTCAGTTCTGTATATCCCACTATTTCGTCTGGTAAATCCACAAAGGTTATTATCGTTTCTACCCCCAAGGGTATGAATCACTTCTACAGGTTATGGCATGATGCCGAACTTGGTAGGAATGAATATGTAACTACGGACGTTCACTGGTCAGAAGTTCCTGGTCGTGATGAGGCATGGAAAGAACAAACAATCAAGAACACGTCAGAAGCTCAGTTCCGAGTTGAGTTTGAATGTGAGTTCCTCGGATCTATTGATACCTTGATTGCTCCTGCCAAATTGAAGTCAATGACATATGACGAACCAGTTGGCAAAAGTAGTGGAGGAGATATTTTCATCAATCCAATCAATGATCACAATTATATCATTACTGTTGACGTTGCTAGAGGTGTAGAAAAAGACTATTCGGCTTTTGGAGTTTTTGACGTTACATCATTCCCATACAAGTTAGTAGCAAAATATAGAAACAATACAATCAAACCAATGCTCTTTCCAAGCGTTATTCATGAGTTTGCAAAGGCGTACAATAATGCATATGTGTTATGTGAGGTGAATGATATTGGAGATCAGGTCGCATCTATTATACAGTATGATCTTGAATATCAAAACTTATTGATGTGTTCCATGAGGGGTAGAGCGGGTCAAGTTGTTGGACAAGGATTCTCTGGCAAAAAGACTCAACTCGGAGTGAAGATGAGTAAAACTGTCAAACAAGTTGGCGCATTGAATCTCAAGTCTCTTATTGAAGCAGATAAACTTCTTATCAATGATTATGATACTATTGCCGAATTGACCACGTTTGTTCAAGCAAAGAATTCATTCCAGGCTGAAGAAGGTTGTAATGATGACCTCGCAATGTGCCTTGTTATTTTTGCTTGGTTGGTTGCTCAGGACTACTTCAAAGAAATGACGGACGACGATATCCGTAAAAGATTATATGAGGAACAGAAGAATCAGATTGAACAGGATATGGCACCATTTGGATTTATGAGTGATGGACTCGATGATGAATCATTTGTAGATGGTGATGGAGATAGATGGCATACAGATGAATATGGTGACAGATCTTTCATGTGGGAATACTACTAATGGACTTAGGAGACGAGTTTGATCTAGAACACCTATTTCTCACAGAGAGGAGATGTAGATCTTGTGGTATAACAAAAGACCTTCTTACGGACTTTTATAGAACAAGAAGAGATAGAACTACGTTGTCTGCCTATTCATATGAGTGTAAGGAATGCACAAAAAAACGAGTTTCTGATGCAAGAAAGGCGGTAATAAAAAAGGTCGTCGATAAGATGACCACTAACATTTTCGACAGATGGGAATATCCAGACTGGTAAAGAGTTCATGCACTGTTTCCCCAGTGAAAAAAGACAAAAATCTAAATAATAGCAGAGAAATGAACTTCTTCAGAGGACTAAGACATGGCGTTAAATTTAGTATCACCTGGTGTCAAGGTAAGAGAAGTTGACTTAACTATTGGTAGGATTGACGGTATTAATGATCAGGTCGGCGCTATCGCTGGTCCTTTCGCACAAGGCCCAGTTGGAGTACCCATCTTAGTTGAAACAGAACAGGACCTCCTCAATACTTTTGGCAAACCTTACTCTGCCGATTCCCAGTACGAATATTGGCATACTGCATCTTCCTATCTGTCGTATGGCGGTGTTCTTCGCGTAATCAGAACAGATGGAGCAGGATTATCCAACGCAAACATTCCAGTTGGTGTTGCTGTTACTGATCTGAAGGTAACTTCTAGCGAAGATTACTTCACCAACCATGCAGAAGCAGGTGGAGATTGGTACTATGCTGCAAGAAACCCAGGATCCTGGGCCAACGGCGTAAAGGTTTGTGTGGTTGATGGACTTGCTGACCAAAGACTCGGTGTTGGAACCGATGGTCTTGCCGTAGGATATGCACTCACCGCAGGATTCTCCACATCGGTCGCAAACTCTGATGGTACTGTTGGAGTACACACAGGATTCATCAAGGGAATCATTACCCAAATCAACGTAGGTTCTATCGATGTTAAATTGACATCGAGATATAATGGAACCACTGATATGTGGGAATCCATTAACTACGAAGAAGGAAGTTCTACCGCAGCCTTCCAGGGGTATGATGATAGATTCTTGGTTGGTATTAACACTCTGGGTCTCGATAACTTCGAGAACAGATATAGAATCTATGATAACGCTGGTGCAGAACAACAGGTAGAAAGATATAGATTTGGTGGTAGTGTCGGTAGTGCATCTTCCATCGTTTCTCTCGACAGCTTCGACAGCAGATATATCACTTTCGGTGATACTCTGAAGTCTCTCAACGGAACTCTTGAGGCAACTGTTGTTGGTTTCACAACTGATGCATCTCCTGGTGTTATCCTGAGTCAGACTGCTGGTGTTGGTATGGCAAATACCACATTCATCGTTAAGTCTGGTATCGGAACTGGTCTGATGCTGACCAACGTCAACACTGCAGTTGACTGGTACAATCAGCAACACCTGGGTCTGACCAATACCACCGTATATTGGAAGAACATCGCTCCTCGTCCTGGTACTTCCGAGTACACAGCTGAGAGAAGTGGCAATCATGACGAAGTACACGTTGTTGTTGTTGACGATAACGGAGAGATTTCTGGAACCGCTGGAACAATCCTCGAAAAGTGGACTGGACTTTCTAAGGCTGCAGATGCGAAGATCTCCCCATCTACAAATATCTACTACAAGGACTACATTGCAAACTTCTCCAACAATATCTACGTTGGTTCTGCACATGCTGGCATCGGTGTTAGATTCACCTCTCTTGGTGGTTACACCGTAGACAACGCTGGATCCTGGGGCGGAAACGCACAAGGAGTTACCTACAATGCAGTTGGTGCCAAATCTTGGACCCTTCAGTCTGGTAACGATTACGGTGGTGAAGGTCGTTTCAATGTTGAATTGGGTGATGTTGTTTCTGGTTACTCTGTTCTGGAGAACCCCGCAGAGTACTCGGTCAACTTCCTGATCCAAGGACCTTCTGGTGGATCTACAATCTATGAAGCACAAGCCAAGGCACAAAAACTGATGGCGATTGCTTCGACCCGTAAGGATTGTATCGCATGTATCTCTCCATACAGAGATGGTGTTGTTAATGTAACCAATTCGGATACACAGACACAGAACGTCATCAACTTCTATGATGCACTGCCCTCTAACTCCTATGCAGTGTTTGATTCTGGATACAAGTACATGTATGACAGATTCAACAATACCTTCAGATATATTCCTCTGAATGGTGACATTGCTGGTCTGATGGCAAGAACTTCCATCAATTCCTTCCCATGGTTCTCGCCCGCTGGATCTACCAGAGGAGCGATCAACAATGCAATCAAACTTGCATACAACCCATCTCAATCTCAAAGAGATCTTCTCTATCCTAAGAGAATTAACCCAGTTATGTTCAGCCCTGGTGCAGGCATGATTCTCTTTGGTGATAAGACTGCTCTCAAAGTTGCTTCCGCATTTGACAGAATCAATGTTCGCCGTTTGTTCCTCACCATTGAGGCGACAATCGAGAGAGCTGCAAGAGCTCAACTGTTTGAGTTCAATGACGTTCTCACCAGAACCAACTTCCTGAACATCGTCGAACCATATCTCCGCGATGTTAAGGCAAAGAGAGGTATTAGTGACTTCGTAGTTATCTGCGACGAAACTAACAACACCCCTGATGTCATCGATGCTAACCAGTTCAAGGCAGACATCTTTGTCAAGCCCGCAAGATCGATTAACTTCATTGGTCTCACCTTCGTGGCTACAAGAACTGGAGTTAGCTTTGACGAAGTGATCGGCGCCGCCTGATCTCTGATTTAAATCCAATAATTAATTAACGAGGACAACTCCAATGTCAGTCAATCATCCAAAGATCAATCAAAGGACCATTGAGGATTTCAAATCGAAGCTCATCGGTGGTGCTGCAAGACCAAACCTGTTCGAAGTTGAAATGGCCTTCCCCTCTTTTGTTGAGGGGGGAAGTGACAATCAACTTCTCGAAAAAACCAGATTCATGATTAAGGCAGCGAACCTGCCTGCATCCAACGTCAATGTTATTGAGGTTCCCTTCAGAGGAAGAAACCTCAAGATTGCTGGTGACAGAACATTCGATGTCTGGACCATCACGGTCATCAACGATATCGATTTCGGCATCAGAAATGCATTCGAAAGATGGATGAATGGAATCAACAAGCATGATAATGCTACTGGTTTCATCAACCCCGCTCAGTATCAGGTAGACGCAAAAGTCTTCCAACTCGGAAGAAACACCGTCAAGAGCACAGAAAACGCCTCCCCAAGTGGAGTTCCTATTTCTGGTTCTGAGAATGTACCTGTTCTCAAGGCATATCAGTTCCATGGTATCTTCCCAACTAACGTTGGTGCAATCGAATTGTCTTACGACAACTCCGATACCATCGAAGAGTTCACCGTTGATCTGCAAGTTCAGTGGTGGGATGCCCTTGACCCACAAGGTAAAACTCAATTAGGTACTGAAGCACAGACAGCTGAACCAGCAGGAGACTCTCAGCGTTCCTAATAAAAAACCTTTTAGCCATGAACTCATAAATATATGGGTAACAGCCCATATTGCTTGATTCATGGCTAAATTATTTGGTTTCAAAATAGAGGACGAGTCTAAGGATAACTCTAAGGGGATTGTTTCACCCGTACCTAAGACAGATGAAGACTCCTCTGACTATTATGTTTCAAGTGGCTTTTACGGTCAGTATGTAGACATCGATGGTGTTTACAAATCAGAAGCTGATTTAATCAAACGTTATAGAGAGATGGCGCTGCATCCAGAAGTGGACAGCGCCATTGAAGACATTATAAACGAAGCAATTGTATCGGACCAGAACGATTCTCCAGTTCAGATTGATTTGGAGAACGTGCCTGCGTCCGATTCTTTAAAGAAATTAATTAGAAAAGAGTTCACTAAAGTCAAGGAACTCTTAGATTTCGACAAAAAGTGTCACGAAATTCTTAGAAACTGGTATGTTGATGGTAGAGTCTTTTACCACAAGGTAATTGATATCAATAAGCCAGAAGACGGATTAAAAGAAGTTAGATATATTGATCCCCTAAAGATCAAGTTTGTAAGAAAACTCAAGCAAGACAACTCCTTAAACTCTGCGATTAGAAGAGCTTCTGGTTTAGCAGAAGCTGTAGATACTCCAGAGATCGAAGAGTACTATTTGTATGATCCCCAAGCAACTCAGGCAAAAAACAACCTGGGTGGAATTGGTCAAGCATCATATAAAGATCAACTACAGAAAGTAAAAATTGCTCCCGACGCTATCACTTTCTGCCACTCTGGTTTAGTTGATAGAAACAAACAAACCATTCTTTCCTATCTTCACAAAGCAATTAAGGCACTCAATCAACTTCGTATGATTGAAGACAGTCTTGTTATCTACAGATTGTCTCGTGCTCCAGAAAGAAGAATTTTCTATATTGACGTAGGTAATCTACCAAAAATTAAGGCAGAACAATATCTGCGTGACGTGATGAATCGTTATCGTAATAAGTTAGTCTATAACGCAGCGACTGGGGAAGTTAAAGATGATCGCAAGCATATGAGTATGCTTGAAGATTTCTGGCTTCCTCGTCGTGAAGGTGGTCGTGGTACTGAAATCACAACTCTTCCTGGTGGACAGAACTTAGGTGAACTGTCTGACATTGAGTATTTCCAGAAGAAACTATACAGAGCACTTGGTGTTCCCGAGTCTCGTATTGCTGGATCTGGAGAAGGTTTCAATCTTGG